CTGATTTGAAATAACCTGTATGCGAAATTGTTCTTTTTCATCCTCGGTCATCTCAAGTGGAACGCCGTGCAATGTGTCCACAATATAGGACGAAATTTTAGCGAAGTGCTCGTCAAAATCAGTGGTATCTTCGTTGGTCATATTTCTGTTCTACCCTCATTATAAGCTTTCCGGTCTGCTTAAAGTTACAGCTTTCAGCGTAAAGCTTCCGTAGTTTTTAATGCTAAACGATAGTTATCGAACTTTTCCACAGCTTTTGCAAAATCGTCGAGAAAAAGTTCTGTATCTTTTTCATTCGTACCACTTTACCCCATTATTAGAATTGAAAATTAGTAGCCCTTTGATATAAATAAGTAAACGATGAATCCACCCCACAAAACAACTTCAGCAATTATCAAACACTTCAAGTGTTGCTGCAATTTTTCGGGGTCAATTTCGCCTTTTTTCAGAAAATCATAAATTGAATTTCGCAATTTATCTATGTCTTCCTGCTTGATTTCCAGTTTCAAATAAAAATTTTTCCCGAAAAGGAGCTGGTGCATCCCATAATATATTGAAAGCAATATTAAAAATGAAGTAATACTTACAAGCGCTGGCTGGGTCCAGCTTATTGTCATACCTTCTACCGATGTAAGATTTCTATAAAAAACAATATCACTTAAACCAGCTACAAACAACAGAAAATTCCAAACCAAAAATGTATATAAAGTTTTCTTCATTTTCTATACCTTCTTTCACTACTGCCCACATTGCTGGAAATATCAAACGCCTACTTTATTTTTATGCCCTCATTTTTTACAAATCATCAAACCTTCCCGCCTTGCTTTTTTGTTTAGATAACGAAATTTAAGCCTGATTTATTTCGTTTGTCCACAAAATTTTTCAAAATCGTATAGATGCACATAAACTTCCTGAAAATTTGTAGCACAATCGCAATCTTCTTTTAAATAAACACGCTATAAGGATAAACTTTTTGTTTTACCTCGATTGAAAGCCATCTTTAGCTTTCTGGTTTGAGAACTGTACTTCGGGCCGGATTCTTTGGGTCTACTAGAATTTTTATTGGTGCCCCTTTCGGAATACATGGATTGAACCAAAACCACTGCGACTTTCCATTATAGGTTTCACCCTTAACTTTATACTGATAATGTACCACATATGGATAGATTACATCTTCATCGGCAAGGTGGTAGGTACTCATATGAAATTTTATATGTACTCGTTTTGTTGCTGTAACCTTTCCGATGATTCTTGTTCCATTTTTCAAAAGTTCTGCCTTTTTATAGTCGGAAATAATCGCCAATCCGATAATTATACCTGCTACAATCCATGCTAATATCGCAGCCACCCAAATACCAGACTTACACGCTCCAGCCGATATAATTGCCGCCACGAACATTCCGACATATGCCAGTGTATGAATAAGATCTTTTGAAAAAAACATTTTATCTCGTGTAATTTTCATAAAACGGCATCCTCCTCAAATCCTACAGTCGGTAATCAGCAGCTCCGTGAAATCAACGTTCCTTAGATACTTAGATTTAATCCTATTTTGTTTCATCCGTCTACAAAATTTCTCAAAATCGTATAGTTGCACATAAATTTCCAGAAAACTTGTAGCACAATCACGATTTTTCTTTTCACTCAGATAAACCACCACGGCAATTCCAGCCACAGGTTATACCATTTGAACAAAAAGAAGAAGTCAAACAAATCCGGCTACCCGGATGAAGCAATCAAGACCCTTGCGCGTTGCTTTTATCCCTCCATGGTTGAGTTTTTCAACAGTGAGGAAGGCCAGCGTGAATATGAGGAATGGCTGAAAGAGCAGGAAGCTCTACAAGCATTGCCTGTTGCCGCATAAAAACAGCAGGACACTCCCAGAGAAGGGAACGCCCTGCTTTACATAGATGTTTCTTACCGGGGTGTGTCCGCTTGGGCACACCTCTTATTTTTTTGCCCTTAATCTTCCAGTCCGTGGCTTCCGGCTGCGTTTTTCAGATACTCCTTCGGGTTTCCGTTCAAAATCAGTTCGGCATACGCCAGCGGGTCGTTATAGATGAGATAGTCCAGTTCCGTTCGCTGTGCCATGGTAACATCCAGAGCCTCTTCGACCCCGGTGCAGTCAATGGAAATTTTTCTCCCACCTCGGAGCAGCAGTTCCACGCAGCCGGTGTCCATATTAAACTTGCAGGCTCTTTCATCGTACTTCATAATCATACCCTCCAAATCTTGTTATTGGCTTACGGTCTACGACAAGGCATCGGAGGTTTGCGCCGTCCACGGGAGCCTTCATTGTTGTACCCGAAGAAAACGAAAAATCCGAACCCTTCTCCAATCGGAAACAGGTTCGGATTTTTCTTGTTTGGTGGGCGCGGGTGGATTCGAACCACCGAAGCTGAAAGCAGCAGATTTACAGTCTGTCCCCATTGGCCACTCGGGAACACGCCCATATTCAGTTTTTGCAGTCCATGGATTGCCTGTATATATTACCACCCGGATGGTAGTTTGTCAACATCTTTTGCGGAATTTTTGGATTTTTGTGCCGAAAGCAAAAACACAAAAGCAAAAGCCGCCCAGAAATCAACGTTCCTGAGCGGCTTTTTGGAGCTGGTGACAGGAGTTGAACGAGCCACCGGCATTGCATCACTGAAAAATGGAGATTTTTACACTAAAATCTGCACGTTTAGCTGTCTTTTTCTTGTACCATCCTGCACAGCCCACACACCCACAAAAGCAAAAGTGTGTTAAAATGTGTGTTATTTTCCGGCGTGCAGCAGCTTCAAAAACATGCCGTTGACGGCCTGCGCGGTCTCTGTGTCCTCACCGGTCAGAGCGTGGCCGTACACGCCGAATGTGTCCATGTCCTCGCTGTGGCCTACAAGGTCTTTGACCTCACCGGCGGGCAGCTTCTTTGCCACGCTGACAAAGGTGTGCCGCATCTCGTAGGCAGACACCGGCGGGATCTCATTCACCCGGCAATAGACCTGCCAGCGCTTATAGTAATAGGCTTCGCTTTTCAGGCAGAACACGCTCTCACTGGCCCCAGTGACGGCCCGCTGCTGTTCCAGCACGGCGCGTGCCAGATCGGACAGCACAAAGGCCCGCACGGCGTTGTCGTTCTTGCCGCGGGTCTGTTCGCCCAGCACGTTCACGGCGCGGGAGATGAACACTGTGCCGCCCTTGACATCGGCCCAGCGCAGGCCCACCAGTTCACCCGGGCGCAGGCCCGTGAGCACCTGAAAGCGGTAGGCATGGATAAAATCATCATGCACCCGCTTGCCCCTGTACAGGGTCGTGTCCACGCGGAACAGCGTTATCAGGGCATCCGGCTGCAACACCTTCTTGCCCTTTGGACGGGCACCGGCGGGCACGTGCAGCCCTTCGGGGTGGAAGGTGGTCAGCTTCTTTGCACGGCACCATTTGCAGAATGCCCGCATATCCGCGCAAAGGGATTGCAGGGACTTCTTTGCAAGGCCGTCGCTGTAGGCATCGTTTACCACGTCCTGCAGGTCTTGCTCTGTCAGGCTGGTAATACGCTTCCTGCCGATCGCGGGCAGTATCCGGGTGCGCCAGCGGCTTTCAACGTTCCGCTGGTTGCCGGTGCCCGTGGTCTTTACCACCGTAGCATACCACTCTTGATACAGATCATCGACCCGGCGGGCCTTGACCCCAATGCCATCATCTAACCAGCGGTCAGCCTTTGCATTGGCTTCCCGCTGCCCAGTGCGGCCCGGGGTGCTGCTGTAGAACTGTTTGCGCACGCCGTCTTTCTGCACGGCAATGCGCCAGCGCTGGTATTTTTCTTCCCACTGGGCCGTGTTGGTGCGCTTACTCATCGCGGTAGAACCGGCCCAGCGCCTGCAGCACCGGCAGGAAGTCGTTGCAGATCTGCGCGGCCACGCCGTCAGCGGTCTTTTCATCGTAGACGTGGGAGGTGATGTTCCGGGCCGTCAGGATCCGGTTCCAGCGCTCCGCGTCCTGAATCACCCCGGCGGCATAAGCATCTTTCAGCACTGCACGCGGGGACGATGCAGCCAGTACAAAGCCCTGATCTTCGAGATACTCTTTCAGGGACTTCCACGACAGCTCCACCGTGAACTCGAACCGCTGAATTAGTCCATCACGGTAAAGTGCATCCTGCTGGCTCTTCTGGTAAATGGCTACCGCCTGTTCCAGCTGAGCCAGAGCGCTGTTATAGTTTTCAATCTTTTGCAGCATAGAGGGTTACACCGTCCTTTTCGATATTTGCCAGAAATGCGGGGTTCATGCCGTCCGTGATGTGCACGATATCGAATTTTAACAGGGTGGGCAAGTCTTCGCAGTCCATCCAGAAATTCGACCGGCTGCCCTCTGGCATCCCGTACACGGCCAGATCTATGTCGCTGTTGTATCGGTTATCCCCTCTGGCACGGGAACCGAACAGCACGAGCCGCTTTGCGCCGTATCGGCGGGCCAGCGCGGCCAGCTGGCTATAAAGTTCTTCCATGGGTTCACCTGCTATCTTTTTGTGCATTTTGTCTCCGGAGGGAGACGGCCAAGTTCTTTCAGAATATTGTAGCAGTCACGAACATACATCTGACGGTGAACTGCTCTATCCCACCCATCGTAAAATGAGTTACAGATATCATCATATGCTGGGTCTATCGGAGTTTCCAGAAGAACCTGCTGCATTTCTATTATATCCTGCTCTGTATAGGCTGTATGTCCCATATCATCCACCATGCGCCCACAACGGCTACAAGGCCCCTGTGAGCGCTTTTATTTTTTGGCTGGGTCTTCGTCTGGGGCGCTGGGCGCGGTCTGGGTGGGCTCTGCCCGGCGCTGGTAGGCGGGTATCTGGGTCAGCTCCTGCACACGCTCCACCGCCACGGTCTGGCCGTTGTCGTTCAGCGTGCGGAAGTGGTAGATAAGCTGAGCTTCCCGATCATCCTGCTGAAATTCTTCATCTGAAAGGAATATTCCGTCAAACTTTCCCCACTGCCCAGCCATTAAGTCGTTCGCCGTCAAACCCATTGCGACCGCCATTCTTGCGATAGTGTCTAGCTTGGGAAGCCGTGCACCCGCTTCATAAAGTCTTACGCTATTAACAGCTATTCCGGCTTTTTCCGCAAGTTCGGCCTGTGTCAGCCCCTTTTCCTTGCGAATGGCCCGCAGTCGTTCGTTAAATTTCACGTTCTGACACCTCTTTCTTTTCTTCACTATACCACATCACCACAAAAATAGCAATTCCATATTGACAAGACCAACAAAGATGGTTATACTATTCGCATAAACCACTTTTGTGGTTATGAAACGAGGTGATAACCATGAAGATTTCCAAAAGCAAGCTGAACATTGCCCTTGCACGCAAGCAGTGGAACCAGCGCGACCTGCGGGACAATTCCGTTGTGTCTAGCCAGACCACCTTAAACATCAACAAGGGCAAGCCAGTCATGCCTGCCACCGCTGGCCGTATCGCTGCCGCCCTGGGCGTGGATGTGACCGAGATCATCGAAGAGGAGGACTAAACCATGTATCAACCATTTCACAAACTCCGCGTCCGGTTCGCAGAACTGGAAATGAAGCAGGGCGAAGTAGCCAAGCGTGCCAACATGGCCGAAAGCACCTTGACTGCCCGCATGACCGGCCGTTTGCCGTGGAAGGGCGACGAGATCGCCGCCGTTGCCAAGGTGCTGGGCATCCCCACCGACCAGATCGGCACGTTCTTCTTTGAGGACGCGCCCAAAGGTGGAAAGGGGGCTGCATGATGGTAGATTTCTGGGATCCCTACGGGGAGCCGCCAGAGCCGCCGGACCACTTCGACTTCATGGAAGACTGCGAAATTGAAGATGACGGCTTGCCGCCCGTGGAGAACCTGCAGACGGCGTGTGGTCATGGCGTGCCGGAGCAAAGCCCGGCCATGATCGAGGGCGTACTGCGCAAGGGCCACAAGATGCTGCTGGCAGGCCCCAGCAAGGCAGGCAAGAGCTTCGCCCTTATCGAGCTGGCCGTGTGCATTGCAAGCGGTACACCATGGATGAACCGTTTTGAATGCAGACGTGGAAAAGTCCTGTACGTCAATCTGGAAGTTGACCCTGTATCAGCAAAACACCGGTTCCATGACGTCAGCAAGGCGCTGGAACTGCCAGAGGAAGCCGTACAGGCTATGCTGCCAAACATCGACCTTTGGAACCTGCGCGGATACTGCATCAACTGGCCGCACTTCGTTGACATCTGCTGCAGCCGCGCCCGCCGGGAACAGTATGATGTGATCATCATTGACCCGTTCTATAAACTCAATGCTGGCAGGGAAAACAATGTTTTTGACATGGTGCAGTTCTGCAACGGTCTTGACCGGATTTCAGCAGTAAACGGTGCGGCCGTCATTTACTGCCACCACCACAGCAAGGGCGATCAGGGATGGAAGAACAGCATGGACAGGGCCAGCGGCAGCGGTGTGTTTGCCCGTGACGTTGACGCACTGCTTGATATCATCGAGCTGGAACTCCCACCAGAACGGCAGCGGGCAGGCGTGACGGCGTGGCGCATCGAGGGCACATTGCGGGAGTTTCCCAGCTTTGAACCGGTGGACGTATGGTTTAACTACCCCATCCACGTTATGGAACGATTCGACCAGGCGGACAACATTGCGCCGCACTCCCAACTCCCTGCCTACCAGCGCGCAATGAATGCCCGCAAGCCCAAGGAGCAGAAGTTGAAGGAGCGCCGCCACCGTCTGGAAGCCGCAATAGACGTGCTGGCCGCACAGGGCGTGGAAGTTACCACAAGCAGCGTTGCCGAATATCTGGATGTTACCAACAAGACGATTCGATACATGGTGGACGAGCACCCAGACTTTGAACGCGACACCAAAACCGGCCAGATCAGGCGCGCCCATACTGTGGCCCCGCAGGAGTAAAGCAGGCCGGAAGAAAGGGCGGAAAAAAACAGGATTTCCGCTATAACTGCAAAATCTGCATTTAGGGGGGAAAAAAACAGTATTATATATAGCAAAAAAGATAGTGATAGGTAGTGTAATTGGGAATGGGGGTTAGAAAGCCCCCCATTCCAATTACTACACTACCTTGCCGCCTGTTTTTTCTCTGGAAGAAAGGCCGCACGTATCTTTCCGCAGTAACAAAAAAAGAAAGCCGCTTCCCAGTGTAGCGACCGGAGAGCGGCAAAAGGGTGTGAATATGGTACCCACCATTCACGCCCCCTAGTTTAACAGAACATGGAGGATATTTCAATGCTGAAACTTGAAAAGCGTATCACCTTGCACACCTTCGATGTGGAGTACATCGACCAGCGGGAGCCGAAGCCCCGCGCCGTACACCACGAGCTTTGCGTGCTGGATGGCGGGCGCGTGTCCGCGCTGGAACGTCTGGGCCAGTCCCCTGCAAGTTGGATTTGCCAGCAGTACGCCCGGCAGGGCTTTACCGTGAGCGCTGTCCACAAGGGCGAGCGCCTGACTGCCAACGTTGACACGGCCACCCTTTGGGGCATGGCAGTGCAGCAGGCTGGCACCCAGCACAAGAGCGCCGCCCCTGACCCTGTAGACCGTAACTGCGCCCCGGCTGGCAAGTTTGTGAACCCGCTGCCCAATCTGCCGCCGGTGCCTGATTTTGCAGAAGCCGTTGCCAAGTCGAAAGCCGACGCGGCCCGCCTGCATGAGATCGCGGCAGAGCTGGCCGCAAAGAGTGCACAGCTGGAAAGGAGCGCAAAGGCATGACAAGGCAAGATTACATCACCGCGATCGCTGCTCTGCTGGACAAGGCCGACTATCGGAAACTGCGGCTTGTGTGGGTGTACGCCAAACACCTGATTGAGGAAGAAGGTGCATCGGCATGAGCGAACGTCGAACCGCCAGCGCGCTGGCATACCTACACCCGGATTTCTGCTTTATCATGGATGATGATAGCATGGAATGCGCCGGCATCCGCGCCGGGGATATCGTGGCCTTTACCGCCTGCGACCACGCAGAAGACAGCCAGATCGTGGCCGTGCAGACGGACAGTGCCGTGCTGCTGCTTCGCCAGATCTGCAACGGTGAACTGCTGGCAGACGCGCCGCGCACCCGGCAGGAGCATGTTATTCGCTTCGACGAGCTGCCCGGCGCGAAGATCATCGGCAAAGCCGTGGAAGTCCGGCATATTTTTGAATGGGCAAAGAAAGGAACCGACAATGAAGAGGAATGACTTGCGAGCAATGGGGCTGACCCCCGACCAGATCGACACCATCATGACCATGAACGGCATGGACATCAACCGCGAGAAGGCAAAGGCCGGTCAGCAGACCGACAAAGAGGTGCAGCGCCTGCGGGAATCCTGCATCACCCTGCTGGAGCTGTTGGACGACCCGAAAGCCGTGCGCGGCATCCTGCTGCACGCTTCCCGCCTGTACAGCCGACAGGAGCGCAGGAAGTCGCAGGAGGGCCAGCAGTGAAGGTAAAGATAACTTACACCCCAGAGCAGGAAAACGCCGCACAGGCCACGCTGGACGCCCTGCGCGCGATGTATCCGGCGGCAAGAGTACATGAAAGCGCGAAGAAAGCCGGGGTTTCTGCCGTGTTTTTGACGGTTACAAAACCGGAAAAACCGCATAACACCAAGTAAAACAGTTGACCATCCCCCGGTGGATGTGGTATAATAAGCTGTAAGGCATAGAGTACCGCCGGGCTGACCGGTTAGCTGTAGAGCGCAGGGAAAAGCAAGCACGCTTTTCTTTGCGCTCTTTTTTGTTTATATTCTCCGCATTTGCGGAGGTGCTCCAAGGGAAAACGCTTCGAGCGGTTCCCTGTGTCTATTTTCCCTGCATTGGCAGGGGCATCACTGTAACGGCCGCAGGCATCAGGCCGGGAAAGGAAATCACCATGACCGACAACAACACCCCGAACACCACCCAGCAGGCAAACACTCCGCCGGAGGGAAACGGCACCGCCGGGAAGATGTTCACCCAGGAAGAAGTAAACTCCATCGTTAAGGATCGTCTGGCACGTGAGAGGGCGAAGGGCCAGACTTCGGGCGCTACCGACAATTCCGCCGCCGAGCTGGACACCGAAAAGGCCCAGCTGGAAGCCGACCGCCAGAAGCTGCAGGACGAGCGCAACGCCTTTGAATGTGAACGCTACTGCAAGGAAAATGGCATTGACCCCAAGCTTGTGGAGCTGATCGGCAGCAGCGACCCGGAAGAGTTCAAAGAAAAAACGGAATCTCTGTGGAGCATCTTTGCAAAGTCGCAGAAGAACCAGCCCGGCGCTGTGGCCGTAGTTTCTACCGGTGCACCGCATGGCAGCATGTCGCAGCTCAAAGAACCCGATGGAGCACAGTTTTTCAAGCCCTCAGGAACTTATTGAGAGGTTTTAGAATATGGCAATCAATCTTGTTGAAAAGTATCTCCAGCAGGTGGACGAGCTTTTCAAAAACGAATCGAAGCGCAGCCTTGTGACGAATCAGGACTACAGCTTTGACGGCGCGAACAGTGTCCGCATCTATAAAGTGGGCACCGCCGCAATGAACGACTACGACCGCGCAGGCGTCACCGCTGGCAGCCGCTACGGCAAGCCGGAGACCCTGACCGCTGTGACCGAAACTTACGCCCTGCCCGAAGACCGCAGCTTTTCTTTTGTGATCGACCGGCTGGACATGGACGAGACCGGTGCCGTGCTGGAAGCCGCCAAGTGTCTGGCCCGCCAGCAGCGTGAGGTGGTCATTCCGGAGATCGATGCATACACCTACGGCATTATGTGCACGGATGCAGGCACCAAGCCCGACGCTGTGGCCCTGACCGCTACCAACATCTATGACGAAATCTGCAAGGCCAGCGCCGCACTGGATGATGCAGAGGTGCCGGAGACCAACCGCGTTCTTGTGGTATCCCCTGACACCTACCGCATCATGAAGAAGTGCAAGGAGATCGTTCTGGAATCCGATATCGGCCAGAATCTGCGCCTGCAGGGCGTTGTCTCCAATCTGGACGGTGCCGCAGTGCAGAAGGTTCCCGCAAACCGTCTGCCCGCAAAATTTGGCTTTATGCTGTGCCACCCGCTGGCCTGCACGGCCCCTGTGAAGCTGTCCAGTGCCGTTCTGCATGAGAACCCGCCGGGCGTGTCCGGCTGGCTGGTGGAGGGCCGCTACAACTACGGCGCGTTCGTCACCGACAACAAGAAAAAGGGCATCTATTATCAGGCTACCACCTGATAAGACATCATCCGGGCGCATGGGGCAACCTGTGCGCCCTTTTTTGACAGGAGGCGAACCGAACCCATGACCGCAAAAAAGCACCTTAAAATGACCAATCCGGGCGAGGTGCGCAGAGCCATGACCCGCGTTTCCAACATGGTATTGAATGGCGAGATCACCCCGCAGCAGGCAAACGCCCTGATCTACGCAGGCAATGCCGTGTTAAGCTCCATCCGGGCCGACGAACAGGAGCGGCGTTTGACCGAGCTTGAAAGAAAATTGGATGAACTGGAAGGAGTGGCAGACGATGAGTAACCGCATTGACCGGCTGGAAGCCAGGGTTCAGGCATTGAGTGCCCAGACCGCGCCCGTGGTGTTGCTGATCGAGACCGAAAACGGTTCCCAGCGCATGACGGTGAGCCAGTACAACGCCGCCGGTGGTATGCTGGCTATGCCGATCTGGAAGAACCCGGAAGCACTGAATCTGAGGGCCGCGCGGCAGCTGCTTGCAGCCGTGCCCAGCGCGGTTAAATAATTTCTTCACACGATAACACACGGGAGGAATAGACGATGGAAAAGCAGCAGAACCCCGATATTGAGCGCAAACGTACATGGTTGAACCGCTACCGGGAAAGCCTTGCCGAACAGCGCCGTATTGCTGAACAGCTGGAAGAAGCCCGCGACCGCTCTACGTCCATCTGCGTAAGCCTGAACCCCGGCAGATCAGCGCCCACCGGCACACACTCCGACCGTACAGCCGACAGCGTGCAGCGTATCACCGCGCTGGAAAGGAAACTGCAGGACGAACAGCAGCGCGGGCAGAACATCGCCACCGAGATCATCAACGCTCTGTACGACCAACGGCAGTTGACCCTGAATCAGATTCGGGTGCTGTGTTGTCAGTATATCGACGGCCTGAACTGTGCACAGACTGCCGACAAAGTGGGGTTAAGTCCAACATCTATTTCGGGCTATAGGAGAACCGCTCTAGCCGCTCTGACTATCCCAGAGGACGTACCAGAAAGCGCAATGTGTGTTAAATAG